CGTTCTGTCAACGCTTTTTTGGTCTGGGGCATGAACTCACCAAGTACCTTTTCCGCTCTCGAAACGTGGTAATCAAATTTCTCCCCGCCAAACGTCGAGTCTTCTTTCAACTCCTTATGCCAAGCTGCTCGCGTCCGCTGTCTTTCAAGCTCCGCTTCTTGTTCCATCTTCTTGGCGAAGTCTTGCGCTTCCTTCATCTCTTGCTTGCGAAGTTCGGCGTAGGCTTTGGCCAGGTCCGCAACCGGCTTGTCCTTGTTCTCGGTGAAGAACTTCTTCGCCTTCTCGACATCACCCTTCGGAAGTCCCTCAAGGGCTTTGTCGAGGTCATCCGCGGGCGGTGCCTCCGGCGGCTTCTCGTCGGGTTTCGGCGGCTCCTTCACTTCCGGCGGCTTGTCTCCATATCCGGTAGCGGGTTGCTCGATTTTCTCGGGCGTCGGAGGGGTATCTTTCGGAGGGTTATCTCCGGGCGGCTTTTCGGTTCCTTCTTTTTTGGACGGGGTCTCTTCGGCAAGCGCCTCGTACCCGAAGGGGTCGGTGGTATCCCCTTCTGCCGGAGTCTCCGGAGGTTTCTCTGCTGCCGGCTGTTGTTCCGGGGGCTTAGGTATGGGGGGTTTAGGGAATCCTCCTCCGCCGTCACCCTCAGACGCCTTGTCGAGAAGCCTGTTCAGCATAAAGTTTTTCATGTTTCTCCTTCATTACCTTCGCCAGAATATCGGCGGCTTGCACCGGATCTGCTTCAGCAACCATAGCGAAAATAGCGTTGGAGGCCCGCAAAAATCCGAGTTGTTCAAAGAGGATTTGACCCTCAACTCCGATCTCTGGCAACTCCGTAATGTTCAAGTGTTTGAAAAGGTATTTGAAAAGTCCGCGGCCACTATTCGTGGCCAGGACCGCCCGGATGTTCAGCAAAAGATCACTGTGCTCCGTAGCGGCCTCAAGCTCGTCTTGGGTCATGTCTTCATCCACTCATGCAGGAGTTTATTCGACTTGGAAGTATTGCACGACCTACATGCTGCAACCAAATTGATCTCCATGTCAGGACCTCCGCGAGACAGCGGAATGACATGGTCCAGACAAGTCGCTTCATTCGTGCAATAAACGCATTTGAATTCGAACTTTTTCAAAATTTCTTTCGGACAATAAGGTTCCGAATGCACCTGCAATTTCCTAGCGATGTATGTCATTTTATTGCGGCGCTTGGTTTCAGGATTTTGCTTATAACCCTTTTTGCGACGACCCTCCCTATAGGAAAGCCGTCTCTTTTCTAACAATTTCTCACGATTGGCTTCTGCGTATTTTTTCTTGATCTCTTTGGACTTCTCTTTGTTGCGAGAAGTCCATTCACGAGATTTCAAATTCCATCTGTCTCGATTTTCTGCTCGCCATTCGGCGTGATATTTGTCTCGACAAGACTTGCAACGGTAGTCTCCGAATTTGATTCGCTTTTCACCGCACCTGTCGCAAGTCATTGAAATCATTCAGGATTTCAATTCACGTCCGTCCACGCACCATTCCCGACACCGATGGGTGCCCAGAGGTTTGCACCAACGGCTTCAAGCGTGATGCTCGAACCGATGTCGGTGCAACGAATGGCGTCTCCCGCGGACGGAGTGATGGCAGCGCCGGTACCACCGGCAACCGAGTTCAGAGCCGGACCAATCTGGTCCGTTCCATCGTTCGGATTGATGTCGAAGTCATCGGCCGTTCCACAGACGAAAGTGTATCTGCACCCGAGAGCAGTCGAAGCCTCAGGCAGCGTCAACACGTCCGCGCTGTTCGAGACGAACGTACTACCGCACTGAGCGATGGTTGCCGTCGTGGTCGTCGATGCGACTTGCGCTTGCAGGAAGCCACTCACCGTATCCCCGCCGTCACCCGTGATCCCGCCGGTCAGCGTGATGTCACCATCAGACGCGGCCATGGTCAGCTTGGCAACTTGAGACCCGCTGGTGTCGTTGGAAAGAGTGAAGGTGTTGCCGGAGGCGACAGAGGCCAATTGCCAGTCATCGCCGTTGTCGTCGGACTCATCCGCTTTGATGGTCACGGTGGCGTCGGTGGCTTCCGCAGCACTCACACTCAAGGCACCAGTCGAGACGGTGGGAGAGCTGACCATCGTCAACTTGTCCCCGACCTTGGTACAGGTCAGACCGGTTGAGCAGTTGATTTTGTTGAATACGCCAAGAGATGTCCCGGCGCTAAGACCTTGAACACCGGCATACACAGCCGTCGAGAACAGGATCAAGATAAGTGAACTGAAAAGCCTCATTGCGGTTGTCCCCCGTTTTGGTTGTTCATTTGCAAGCCTACGTCTTTTGCCGCACCAGCCACCGCCGGCAGAGTCTCTTCGAGCATCCGCTGCTGTTGTTGCTGGCGCTGCTGCGCCTCGCGTATTGCGTCCACTTTATCCTGCGGTCTGTTCAAGCCCGCAGGCAAGAACAATCTGTCTTCGTAAAGGTCGCAGAGTTTGTCGAGGTTTACCTTGTCCCAAACCGCCGGATTGATTTGGCCGACGTTGCCGACCATGGCCATATATCGGTCGATCACCGGCAGGTCAGCAGCTTTTTGCGCCTGAGCGAAAACCGATATGAATACCGGACGAAGGTACTGCCCGGCCAGCTCCCGCGGCATGGGCCAATTCTCCATCACCGGGTCGTCGAACATCACATAGTCGGCGACGAACTCAACGACCGGAATGTTGTACGTCCAGTTGAGAGACTGGAGCATGGGACCAATCACAAGCTGCTGCTCGCGCACGATGTTCTCGGTCTCGGTGGCGGTGCGGGTCTTCGGGTTCATGCTCAGATAAAGCAGGAAGTCCGCATAGTAGAGCTTGTCCACCATTTGCCGAAGGTCAGTTACGTCCTGGACCAAAGCCGCGATTGCCGGGTTGACCTCAAACACCGGCCGAAGTCCGTTCTTAGAGATAGTGTGCGGGTCAAGCGGGATGTAGGAGTTAGCGGCAGTCGTGATGTACGACTTCTTCAAATTGGCAGGACCTTGGAGCGGAGGCTTGAGCATCTGCTCGAGCGCCATGTCCTTGCTGATGGCCTTCTTGTTCAGGCTCTTGATGATCCCGAGGGCCATGAGCGTAGGGCCGGTCTCGCCGTACTCGAAGTTGTTGCCGGAGTCGGATTTGCCCACGATAAAGGGCTTCCTCCGTGAAGCCGACACATTCAAAAACTTATTACCCTTCTCCCGCTCGTCCAGTCCCTCGGTCAGCTCGAGAGCTGCGTACTCGGTACCAGAGGAGCCTGTCGCCCCAAGCTCGTAGGTGATCGACACCCATTTGCGGTTGAGAAGTGCTTGCGGCCCGGACGGGTTAAAGTCCGGGTTCTCGGTGCAAACATGGACGACCGTGATCGGCATGGTGTAAATGCCGTCCTCGTAGAGCTTGCGCGTTTGTCGGGAGATGTTCGACCAATCCCACCCACCACTTGCCGTGCGCTTACCATAGGTCTCAACCACGGCCTTCACCGTCATCGAGAACTCCCTGACCATGGTTACGGCTTCGTTGTATCCATTGTTCAGGACGTAATAGGATCCGGGGACGAGCGTGTGGAAATAGAGCCTGCGGTCTACCTCCTCGATGTAGTGCGCCCCGGTGTTGAACACCCCGAAGTCATAGTAGAACTGGCCAGCAGCGTTATAGAAGTTGGACTCGGAGAGGATCGAGAACGTGCGCTGAGTGAAGCGGTCCAGCCACTCATGGCAGTTTGCCCTCATATTCAACTCAGGATCGGCTGTAGCGAACCGATACCAAGGACGGCTTGCCGAGGTATTCCCCTCAAGGAAGCCCGCAACGTAGGACCGTAGAGCGAGCAGGTGAGTGCCATCTACGATGTGCATGTTGGTGCGCTCACCCTCAGTTTGCGAGTTCATCCATTTGATGCGGTGAGGCGTTGCCCAACGTCCGCACTCGATCCAAGACGAGCGACAGCGATCAAACCGTTGCTTGGCGATCTGGCGGAGGTACTCGCATTTTTGCTGTGGGATTGGTGAGTCCATCATAGGCCGAGGAAGTCTCCTTGGTCAGACCCGCCCATGTATTGGTTGGCCCAATTTTTAGGCACTTTGGTTGTGTTCATCAGGTTGGCGTCGATGGCTTTGCCGGTGTCTTGCGCAGCTTTGGCGGCTTGAGAGGCGTTGATGTCGGCCTGCATGTCTTGCTCACGCTTCATGGCCAACTCCCATTTGATCTTCTTCTCAGCCGCCGCGGTCTTGTCGTTGGCCTCATTCATGGCCCGACGTTGGAGGTTGCGCCCGGTCAACTCGCCGATACCCTCGTCAACGGGTTGAGTCCATCGCTTCATGTGAGTCATCACATCAACCGTCTGACCAAACACGTCGTCATTTGAACCTTGGCTACTCATCGACCCCTCATGCAGTACACATCTTCAGTGCGCACGAACCCGAGCTTCTCAAGAGTGCGCCCTTTAACATTCGTGCGTTTCGTCGTCATGGTAAAGACCAAATCCGCATTCTCAACGCCAAAGGTGACGAAATGCTTCATCAACCTATACGCTGCCATACCGCTTGACTTCTGACAATACAGCAAGTCCTGAAAGAGCGTGATTTTATCCGGGTCCCAGAGGTTGCGGTACGCACGAGCGAGGAGCGCACCAACTGGCTTCCCGTCTCTACGCGCCACCCAAAAAAAGTGACGCTGCATGTACGTCTCCATCTCACAAGCGGCCACGACTGGACGATAGTCGTATATCCCCTTGAACCGCTCGGTCAGGTCAAGGCTTGCGGTGGCGATGAAGTGACGAAGCTCAGGTGTCAGCTCGGTTACTCTCTCAATCGTACAGTCTCTCAAAGGTAGCCTCAATGTCGTCGTATGGTGAATTATGTTCCGGCATTTTGTAGGGCATCTGTCCTGTGAGCAAGTGATGTACACCATCACCGCCCATGTTCTCAGGTAGCCGCTCGAGTACTTGCATGGCTCCACATAGCACACAGCCATCGGCGATGTCAGGCGATGCACCGACTCGTGCTTTGATCTCAGTCTTCGGCTCGGCAATCTTCTTCTGTGTCACCTTATGCCGCCCGCCTTTGGTCCAGCAGAGTTGCTTCTCGACCATCTCCAACCAAGCGGGGTCTCTGACGGCCAAGGCACCGCCTTGCTGAAGCCAAGTCTCGGTCTCGTAGTACATCTGCGCCCTGATGTTGGCGTACTGCGAGTCCTTGCTCTCCGGCGCGTCGTTTGGTTTACCTGCGAAGGAGATAAGGAACCAATTGGTTTTGCCTGCGTTTTGGGCCATGGAGTAGATGGCGGTACCTTCCCCTTGGTCAATGAAGACAGCGTCGGCACCAAGATGCTGCTCCCAGTAGCAGAGCTTCTGGAAAGTCAGCGTGTGGTTCTCACCCATTGCTCTGTCGAGCTTGTACTTCTCAATCAACTCCCTGTATGGTCCTTGCTGGTACCACACTGTTGTCTCATCGCCGCCCGTCCAAGCCGGGTCACAACCAATGACACAAGGGAGGCTTGATACCTGACCCTTGTCGAATTTGCGCCCGCGCTCAAGGGCCGCTTTGACGGACTCTAATTTTATAATCGAGTCCTTCGATGTCTTCCGCGGAAGCCCTCTGACCCGCACCCGGAAGTCATCGCTGTCCTCATCCCCTCCGGCCTCGATCAACCAGTCTTGTATCTGCTTTGGGTCGATGTGCTTGAGGGTGCGGGTGTCGATGCGTCTCGAGCGCCATAGCGGTGAGACCATGTTCTGCTCGAACTTACTCTCGGGGTCATCAGAGTTACCAAAGGCCAGGAATACTTTTATTGTCTCCGTCTCCGTAAAGGCACCGGCTGCGTATTGCCATATCACCGCCGGAATCCCCGGTGCCTCTTCAAAGACATAAGCCACGGCATTGCCCTTGTTGTGGAGTCCTGATATGGAAGCCGGCGCTTCCTCGCTCCATGTGACAGTATCAACCCGCCAAGTGTCGGCCAGCTTCTCATTCTTAGCCTTGATGCTCTTCCCGAACTTCTCAAAGAACACGTCATGGAACCGAGCACTCTCAAACCATCTATGCCACTCAGGCCACACCACGGTATTAAGCTGCGGGTCTGTGTTGGCTGTTACCCTGGCCTTTAGCCTCTGCGTGTACATGAGCATGAGGATTATCATAGCCCCGAGCGCAGTCTTGGCCGCTCCGTTACCAGAGGACACAATGAGCCGGTATGTCTCGTACCTGGTCTTGGGATTCGAGAGGTGTTTGCTCAAGGCTTCCAGCTCCTCAACTTGCCAGTCGTAGAGATCAAACCTCTCAAGCTCCGTCCCCTCCTCACCAAAGGGCCAGATGATGTAGGCGAGTTTTACGAAGTCGTACCTGTTCTCGTCTATGAGCTTTTTGAACAGCTCAATATCCTCAGGCCTATAGTTACTCATGTGCCCTCAGTCTCAGTGGTGTCCTCTGTGGGTGTAGCGTCAGGTGGCGGTGTCTCAGCAAACCAACACTTGTAGCCTCTGACCTGATAGGTCTCCCCTCTACAAGTCTTGCTTATCTGACTCTGCTGCAACCCCTCCGCTCTGGCTGCTGCCATCTGACTCGGGTACTCGACTCTCTCCCCAGTCGGCCTCTGTATGACGACTGCTCTCTGCCAAGGCATTCCCTTGCGACTCATCGTGTCCTCCTTGCGTCACATCGCGGGCCATCAGGGCCTTCCTCTCATCAGCCTTGCGTCTGCTTCCGAGTAGAATATCCGCCATGTTGCTTGTGATGTCGTGCTCGACTTTCTTAGTCTCTTTGAAGATGTTCTTCTCTCGTCCTAAAAGCTCAATGGACTTTAGCTTGTCCCAGAGTTCGACCTCGATCAACTGACCAATCACCGTGCGCATACCATTGGCATCCTCGCCGTAAATATTCTTAGCTTTGAATTTGCGTATGGCTCTGCGTACTCTAGGGTCTAGCTGGCTTAAGTGAGTCTTGAAGGTACCATCTGGATTCTCGAAGTCACCAAGGTCAACCTCGACAATCTCCTTCACTCTCTCGATGACCTCGTCTGCTTCATAACCATACTTCATAAGCTGCTTTGCAGTCAGCTCTTTGATGGCTTCATATACATCAACTTTGTTTAGTAGGTTTGCGCCCTGAGAGTAAGTGAGGTCTGCTTTTTTCGCAGCCTCCGAGGTCAGACGACAACCAACATAGGCCAGGACAAAGCGCACAACCCTCGGGTCCTGGAAGTGCTTCGGGGTCAAGATGCGCTCTAATATAAGGACCTTCTCGTCATCATTGAGAGCACGAGGAGACGGAGGTGGAGGAAATCTACTCATGCAGAGAAGCGTAAAAGGAGGGGATGACTAAAGTCTAGGTTTTTGTGTACACCATATATGGGTTTGTGCGGGCACCATATGCCTTGTCACCATAGACCTTGTCCGTTCACACTTTATGTGGGTGCCAGGACTCTGGTCTCGTTTAGCATTACCATGAGGGTCTCGTGTGGATTCCGACCAAGGAGACCAGGGCAGGGCACCGGTCTTGGTCGGAATGAATCCTGCGTGTTGCCCCCTTCAACTCGTACTGTAACGAGGCTATAGGGGCGGTTGCTTATCGCTTTGTTACCCCGTGAAGCAAGCGACCGTGATTATTAACGGGGTCCTAATTTACTACATTGTATTTCGTAAACTAATTTTGTGGAAATTTACTACATTGTATTTCGTAAACTAATTTTGTGTAAATTTACTACATTGTATTTCGTAAACTAATTTTGTGTAAATTTCCACAAGTTTGGGGGACGACCTTTTCATATTTCCCACACACTCGATTTTTGCTCCCCCACCCCCTCGAACAAAAAAAAAGCCCGTGGAGAAATCCACGGGCCTTAAGCGCACCTATCGTCGGTCCTACCGGTCAACGGCCGATGCACCTATCAATGTACTGTCTCACCTTAAATACGCAATCGCTGTCTGTGTCGCATTGAAGGCCTTCAGTTGACTGCACCGCGCACCGAACCACTGCATCGGTGCGTTGACTCCACGCTATCGAGATCAGGTAACCGCCGTAATTACCGGCGCTCACTAGACCGGCGAATATGAAACCCGCCACCACATCACGCGCGGTAATCATATATCACCACCATACTGTTCAGCCATGCGAGTCTTCACCTCGCGTGCCACGTCAATCCACGCATCGGCGTCAATCGTTTATTCTTAGACATTCCACATCTCCATTTATTCGAGTTAGACAATTGTAACTACCCCACCGGAACTGTCCGGTGGTGTGGTGATAGGGTGCCGCGCACCCTATCACCA